TTTCCTTTCGCCTGTTTATATTAAGGGTGACTGCCATTTTGGCAGTCTGTGAAACATTTCACAAACCCAAAAATCCAGCAGCTGGATTTTCCACAGGATGGACATGGGACGGATCCTAGACAATCTGAAAAGGATTTTATTCGGCGTCGGTGCGCCGGACGAGGTCGAAAGGCGACTGTCTTCCGTGATGGCGCCTAGCCATCCTATTGGAGTTCCTGCTACGTGGCAAGGTGACAGGAATGAACAGGTCAAGCATTACAAGCAGTGGGTATTCGTCGCCATCAACGCAATCTGCGACAAGATTGCAGAGCAGCGAATTCGCATCGGCGTCAAATACAACGATGAGCGAGAAGTACCAGACAATAATCCACTTCGGCTGCTGCTCGACAAGGTCAACGACAGTGGTGATACCCAGTCAGACCTCTGGTATGAAAGTACGTTGTACCTCCTCCTCACTGGCAATTGCTACTGGTGGGTGATTCCGAACAGGCTCGGTCAGCCCGCCGAATTATGGGTTGTGCCTTCGCAGTGGATCAAAAGCGTACCCGGACGGACGAAATGGGTGGATCACTGGCTTGTGTCGCCAAGCGGCAACTTTTCCTCTCAGGCGGCCAGACTGAGCCCGGAATCGATTATCCATATTCGGCGGCCTTCTCCTCTATCTAAGACCGACGGCTATTCTCCCCTCCAAGGAGGAGCAGAGTGGGTTGATACGTCGGAAAGTATCAACGACGCCCGCTGGAACAGTTTCCGGAACGGAAGCTGGCCCGGACTCATGATCAAACTCGGAGATAGTTACGCCGACCCGAGCGACTCTCAGGTCTCACGCCTACAGGATAAGTTCTTGGCCAAGTTCGGACGGACAGAGAATGCCGGCAGGCCGCTCGTAGTAAAACCCGATATGGACATCCAAGCCTTGACACTGAGCCCGAAAGAGATGGACTTCGGCACCAGTGCTGACCAAATGCGCGACTGCATTCTGAGTCTGTTTCGCGTACCCAAAATAATTGCCGGAATCAGCGAAGACGTGAACTTTGCATCGGCTAACGCGGCTATGACGATCTTTTGTAGTAACACGATTCAGCCCCTGCTCAATGAGTTGGCCGAGACGATCACCGAGCAGCTTGCCCCTCGATTCAATCCCCGCTTGCGTGCCTTCTTCGATGACTGTGCCCCGAATAACCCCGAGCTCCACAAGGAGCAGTGGGAAATCGGTCTTAAATATGGAGTAGTTTCCGCCGATGAATTCAGACACTACCTCAGCCTCAAGCCCCTCCCCGACGATCTGGGTAAATTCCCTGCCAGACCCGGAGCCTTCCACCCAATTAATAAGCCAGTTGTTGCAGAAGAAAAAATTGAAGTCAAAGAGGAACGCGAGCCGGAGGAAAAAGTGGAAGAAGTCGTTAGTCAGCTTCTACGACAACGCTCTCTGTTTCCTACTGATTTAGACAATGCCACTACCAAAACCAAAACCAACGGACACAAAGTCAAACTTCGTTAAGAGATGAATGGGCAACGCTTCGATGGTGCGGGAGTTTCCCGACGCCAAACAACGGGCCGCCGTCTGTAATTCTCAATGGGAGAAGAGGCAATCTATGGAAACGCTTAGACAGAAGATGATCGAGGACGGTCTGACGGAATTCGCAGGGATGACGGCTGACTTCCCTTGGATCGATAATCATTGTCAGACCGTTTCGGTTGACGGTGGTGCGATGTCAGCACGTTTTGTGATTGCTACCAATAAGGGCCCAAACCGAAAGAACGCACGTCTAAGCCTAGTTAAGACAAAGAACGGAGGAGGTGTTCTCCGTGAGAACTTCGACAAGAATCCCGTCTGCTGTTTCGATCATGGGTTGAATCCATTTGTGAGTATTCCCATCGGAACGGCGCGGAATCCCGACTCTGGAGAGGTCGATCTGAAGATTACACGGTCTAGGGCTATCGGTACCGTGTACTTTTCGCAAAGTCTTCCACAGGCTGAGCAGATATTCAGGTTGATTGACGAGGGAATTATCCGCGCCAGTTCTGTAATGATTCGCCCGACCCGCGCTGATCTTACCGAGTTCTCTGGTGATGACGAGGAAGAGGGGTTTGTTCTCGATATCTTCGAGTCTGACCTGATGGAATTCGGTCCGGTTGGAATCGGTGCCGACCCCGACGCCATTCGATCCTCGATTGACTCGGGCAACTTCAACGCGGTTACCCCGTGGCTGGCTCAGTATGCCGCAGCCAAGCCGGTGCAGGGGATCGGAATAGATACAGATAATTTCCGTGATTCGGCTCTTGGGCTCAATCCAAGCGCTCCGTCTCTGGCGGAGAGCTTAATCAGATCGGGATCGGTTGACAAGGATTCGTCTTGGTCGTTTTCTGCCGGGGACGGTGATGCACTTCTCGGCGAGGATGGTGAAGACTGGTCCCGTTACAGCCGGTTCCATCTGGGATTGATTGAAGGGGAGTCCAAGGAAACTAAGGCTGCCTTTAAATTCCCTTACGGCAAACTCAAGGACGGCAAGCCCACGGTGTTCCGCTCGGGGCTGATCGCCGCTAAACAGCGGGCCAGTCAGTTTGGTTACGACTCTATTTTAGAACGCGCCGGAAGTCTTCTTGAAAGGATTGACGGCGAGGAGAAAAGCAGCATGGAAAACATAGAAGAAAGACTTGAGCGCATCGAGCAATCGCTGACGGATTTAGCAGAAAAGCAATCCGCTCGATTCGGTGAGGAGGAGCCGGTTGAAGCTCCAGCCGAAGAGCCAGAAGTGCCTGAAAATATTGAATTCACGGCAAAGATGGAAGACTTAAACGCGGTATTTAAGAAACAGAGCGACAAGTTGAACGCACTGTATGCACGTCTCGGAGGACTGTAGTTCTCTATTCTTTATAAGGAGTTAGGCAATGACGATCTTGGAACAAGGTCAAGAGAAAGCCTTGGAGAACATTTACAAAAGTGTCTCCGAGCAAAGCGAGAAGATTAACCAGTTCGAGCAGATGGTTGAAACGTTCAGCCAGCCGGTGCAGGGAGCGGGATCCGTTCTGTCTCAGCCTGCCGAACCAAAGAGGGAAGGCCGCCACGACTTCGGTGACTTCTGCTATTCTATCTACAGGGCATCTCAGGGAAGTTCGGACGCTCAGGCGCATTTGTACAATGATTACAATTCGTGCCAGATCTCTTCTGAAGGCGTCCATACGCAGGTACTTAGTGAAGCTAGCGGTACGGCTGGCGGATACTTGGTCCCCCAAGAGTTCAGAAATGAACTGTTCAACATGGCTGCCGAAACTGCGGTAGTTCGTCCTCGCGCAAAGGTCATGCGAATGGCTTCCCGTTCGATGGTCGTTCCAGCCGTTGATCTCACTACGGATGCCGGCGCTGACAATACTCAATTCTTCGGTGGTGTGAAAGCTAGCTGGATTGAGACCGACACCGCAAAACCAAGCACGGAGCCGGCTTTCCGTAACCTCGAATTCGTCGCGCACGAATTGGCTGGTTATACGGAAGTTGGAAATGGTCTTCTGGCCGATAGCGGAACGGCCCTCGGTCCCTTCCTCAACACCGCCTTCGCGGGTGCGATTAATTGGTATGAGGATCTAGCGTTCCTGAAGGGAACCGGAAGCGGCCAGCCCTTGGGTATCACAAATTCTCCGTGTAAGATTTCGGTCGCAAAGACCGCTAACGGTGACTTTACCCTTGCCAATGCTGCCTCAATGCTTGCCAAACTCATCCCGTCGAGTCACGGCGCTCGCTCGACTGTATGGATCATGAACATTGGCCTCCTTGAGAAGCTGGTTCAGTTCGCTACGGCTAACACTGTTGTCTGGATTCCCAATGCACGGCAGGCGCTGCCTATGACGTTGTTCGGAATTCCGATTATATACACGGAAAAACTCCCTGTTATCGCTAACGCTGACAGTGTTCTTCTTTGTGATCTGGATTATTACTGGATTGGCGACCGTCAGGACGCTGAGATCTCAGCATCTATTCACGCCAACTTCACCAAGAACCAGACTGTGTGGAGATTCAGCCACCGGGTTGACGGCCAAGGCGCTCTAAACGGCGCTATCAATCTTGCCGACGGTTCCGATGTCAGTCCATTTGTCTCGTTTGCGGCAGACACGTAAACTAATTGAGTAGCTGATTCGCCCCCCGTTCATTCGGGGGGCATCTTTAGAACAGGGAGATTAAAGTTATGACATATCCGACAACGTTGGTTGAATCGTTAGCGTTACTCGACGCTAAAGTTGAAATCGCATCAGGGGATGGGACTCTTATAGGAAATAACCAAACCTTTGATCAGTGTGACCAGATGGTGTTCTGTTGCAATACGGGCAGTACTGTAGCGACCGACGATCTTACGATAAATGTTTATCAGTCTACAGCGACTTTTCAGGGCCTTAGTTCCGCTCAAATCGACACTGCAATAGCTGCCGGTACTATTAAGTTAATAGCCGATAAGACAGCCACTCCAGTGAGCGGAGGTCAGGCTGTTATCAATGTTAAGGCCGAGGAACTCGATAACGCTGGAGGGTTTGTAAACTTGACCTATCGAGCCGTCGGTGAATCAGACAATGAGTATGGGGTAACTGTCTTCGCTGGTGATGCGTCATATGGTCCTGCAAGTTCTTTGAATGCAGGCAGTACCATCGTTGTTAAATAACCATTCTTCATCACCGGAAAGGAGTCAGCTATGACATATCCGGTAACATTAGTTGAATCTAATCCGGTGACTGATATTCTTCATACCGGTTACTTTGATTCCAGCGTCAGGACAAATTACACCGGACAAGAATTGGCATTTGGGGAGGAGACTACGTTTGGCCGTCAGCTTACGTTTGTCTTTTTAACGGGGCACAATGAGCCATCAGGGGCCGGCAACGGTCCGTCGGCTCTGAGCTTTCACTTACAGGGGAGAAGGCAAAATACGGGTACATGGGACATAGTTCCCGGTAAGATTGTCCAACTCGGTTCGGACACCGAGTTTAAAATAGCCATAATGTACGTTAACGACCACCAGCTTAGGCAGCTTGGAATTGATGAAAGCGGAGTACCGTTTGACCGAGTTCGTTACTGGGTTTCCTGTGCAGGTGGGGCGTGTTTTGCATCCATTTATGTTGTAACTGGTGACCTGAGATTTGGGTTGTTTGGCACAAATGCACAAATAGCATCACAAATGAACGACAAGGGCCTTGACACTACGATAGCGTGGCCAGCTGAACCTTGGGTTTACGTAACACCGGAAGTCATAAAGTGAGGTAATCATGACACATACTCAGATGATGGTTGAGAACATTCCAGTGTGCGGATCCACGTTCCCCGCAGATCAGAACATGGGCACTAATAGCAGTCGGAAGAGTCAATCTTTTAGATTTAGTGACGATGGTTCTAATTTTAATCGTCAGCTAGTGTTTATGGTCAATATTGGTACAAATAACGGTACAGGTTTAGGCACGTTTCCCACTGACAGCCTAAAAGTCGGTATTGAGATCAGTCCTGATGGTGAGGATGATAGTTACCCTCTCGACGGTGGATCTACTCCAGAGTGGACTGAAAAGTGTGTAGACATTCCTCCAGATTCTGAGAATAAAACTGTGTGTATTAATGTTAACCCCAGTGATTTGAATGCACTATATCCTAGCACTGCCTATCCGAATGCTAAGATACGTGCATTCATAAACTGCCGTTCGAAAGAAAATGGGGGGAATTTGCCCAATACCGGGG